ACCAGCATCTTCAAAACCTAATTCTGCTCTGTATGGTTGTGCTTTTAATTGTATTACTGTTTCTGCAACACCACCAATAATACCTTCCATCAATGCAATTTTTAATGCAGCCGCACTAAAACCAGCGGGTACAGAATAACCAAAAGATATTGGTATAGTCATCAGCATAATAGGATCTGTAAATGCAGCTCCCGCCATACCTCCCATGCCACCCCACCATCCAGCAGTAGTAGCTCTTTCGTTTACTTCAGTATAATCTTTCCAAGCGTTTTGAGTTTTATCTGCAATAGTTTTTTGCATATTCTCAAAATTATCTAAACCCGCTTCTGTTAATTTTGTTTTAAGATTTTCGTCAGTAGTTTGTAATACTCCAACTTGATCCCAAAAATCTTTTTGTAATTCGTCTCTAGTTTTAAATACTGCGCCCATGTCGCCATCTTCACTTAATGGATCTGTATTAACTTCTAATGGAGATATAAAATTTGAATGGCCCGCAGCATTTAATATGTTTACTATATTAACGTATTCTTCTTCCTGGTTATTACCTTCAGATGTAAATATTTCTGATCTACGGAATGCGTCAAATGCTTTACTAGCATTTTCCATAAAATCAGTTCTTTCGCCTTTAGATATACTTTCTGTGCTTTTTACTTGTAGAGCTGTATCTTCTTCAAAGAAAAAACTCATTATTGCATACCCGTAATTATTTCTGCTTTAATTTTATTAATATCAATAATGAAATATCCACCATCACTATTAAGTAAATATTCTGGGTTTTGGCCCGTTACTGGATTATCGCCATTAGCAATTTTATATTTACCATTACCAACACTTACAAAATATGGATCTTCATTAGTAAATATATTTACTTCTTCGCCATCCATTGCTACTGCTGATTTACCATTTGATGATGCTTTTAAAACTAATTGTGGATCTGTTTTTAACATTTCAACTACATTTTCAAATTTGCCTCTTTGTAACCAAGGTGGAATATGAACCATTGTGCCTCTAGTGTTTTCATCAAACCCACCCATTTTTTTATCAAAAGGAAAACCATCAACTGTTGTACCGCCAGCTGCCATAAGAAATGCTTTTTGATAAGAACTATTAGAAAAGTTAGCAGTAGTTTTGCCTTCTTTTTTTAGTTGAGCAGCATAAATTAAATTAGTCATTTCTATTGTACTATCTAATGTTGCTTCACTACCAATAAACACTTCAGCATATTTTTTAATTATATTTGTGCTTCTTACATCTGTTGGAGACATTTTATATAATTTTGCTAAAGTTTCGTTTTTAGAAATCATAAAACCTTCAGCTGCTAGTTTTACATTTTCTCCAGGGATACCATCGTTCATTGCAACTAATCCGCCAAGATGAGCTAAAACATTTTCGTCTTTAGAAATCTGTTTAAAAACTTTATCTGATTTAACACCAAACGCTTCAACTATACCTTTTGATAAAGCTATAATTTGTTCTGGTGTATCTGCACTATTAAATACATTTTTAATAGTGTTTGCTTCTGTTGCTGTTAAATATTTTACTTCTCTTTTATAATAACTTGCAGCTGTATCTGCTTGTGCAATTCTATTTGTTGCACCATCAATAAACGCAGTCATATCGCCACCATTTAATATATCTTCAAAATTAATTTCAGATATTGAAATAACACCTTTATTAGCTGCGGTTGTAACCAGATCTTTATCTAATGAAGTAGTAAGCGATGCTAAATATTCTTGTGATATTCTTAACTCATTAGCTTCAGCTATTGTCATACCACCTTCTCTATTTTTAAAAGATGTAAAAAAATTAATTTTTTCTTCTATTTGTGCAACAGTTTTAGTATTAAGATCTTGAATGATTGGCGCATCAGTAGCCATTTGTTTTAATTTAATTAAAGTTTTTTCGTCTTGGTTTTGTGTAGCAATTGCTATTGCTGCATTAAATTCATCTTCACTAAATATAATACCCGCATCTAAATTAGATTTCATTTGAGATACGTTATCTTTGTTTAAATTATTGTTTGTAGATTTTGATGTTTTAAAATGTGTTATTAATTTTTGTACATCAGCAGCATCTAATCTTTTATCTTTTTTTGCTGCGACAAGAGCTGCGTCTTGTTCTGATATAGGTACATTTTTATAACCAAAGTAAGCTATTTCTTTATTAGTATCTTTAGTTACTTTGTCTAAAGTATTACCAAATATATCTTTTGTTTTTTTATTAGCTAACAAATCAGATAATTCTTTTGAAGCTAAATCACTTTCTAATGCTGTTCCATAAATTATAGATTTTTTTAAAGTTTCTATTTGATCTAATTTATTAGTTCTTAAAGAATTAATCATATTAGTTGTTGATGCTGTTTTAATAGCATTAATATCTTTAAGATTTTGTTTAGTCATAAAGGCTTTAAATTTCTTTTTAGCCATTCCATTTGATAATGTGCCATTGACGTTATCAAATATTTTTTGCCATTCATCGTTATATACTTTACCAGCAAGATCTGGATCATTCATTTGTGAAGCGTTAATTGTAGTTTCAGATAAACCAGTAAAGTTTTCTCCACCATTCATTACTTCTTTAGATTTTTCTAAAATTTCATTATCAGTTTTAATATCTTGGTGGGTTACATAAAGTTGTTCTCCAGCTTGAACCATGCCTTTCCAGGCTTTACCAATAGATTGAACTTCAGACATACTAATTCTATTTGTGTTTGCCACATTAGAACTTTCAGCTGTTGGTGTTAATTGTGATTTATATAATTTTATTGCCATGGATTAAATGAACCCCGCTGTTTTTAATGATGTTCCTGTTGATAATAAACTTTGGCCCGCTGCAAAGTATGATGCTTTCTTTGCAACTTTACCTCTAAACCTTTGTAGATCTGCTTCTGCTTGCAACATGATGCCTTCGTTAATTTTTGTGTCTCTAGCGTTTTCTGCATTAAATTGCATAATATCTCTATCTGTTTCTAACTCTAATGCGTTTGCATAAAGCGCAGTTATTGGAGTACCTTCTAATGCAGCTCCACTTGTTAAATATGAAACTCTTGTTGTGCCTTGTATTTCTTCAACTGTTTTGTCAAATTTTGGAAGATTAAAATCATTATGAACAGACATAATCTGTTTTGCTTCCATGTCTTTAATTTTTTTATTATTTTCTGCAAGTCTTGCATTATATTCTGCTGCTCGTTGTGCTGCTCTACCCGCAAATAAATCTCCAAAAAAACTCATCTTATAACCCTCGCATATCTGTAATAATCTGAACCATCAGCTCCATATTTTTTCATTAAACCTTCTTCTTTTAAACCAAGCCATTTAGCAAAACGAATAGCTAAATCGCAATCAGCTTTAACACTTGTTTGTAATCTTTTAATTTTATTATTTGCAATCATCATGTCAGTTCTTTGCTTCATAACTCTTGCAAATGTTATTGGATAGTTATTTATTTCTTTTGTAGCCAACACCCACCCTTCGGCTACGCCATCCCAGAGTGGAAACACTCCGCCAGCCGCAATGGGTTTATTATTAACAATACCCGTAAACGACATACCAATTTCTTTTAAATAGTAAGCATATTTTTTATGCTCGCTTTTTAATTCTAAAAATTTAGAATTTAATGGCTGATCTAAAATAAATTTTGCGTGTTCGTTTTCAAATGGAATAAAATCAACTTTAGACACTTTCTGTCTCCAATCTTGGATATATTCCTAGTATTGTCATAGGTAATGCTTGTGGTTGTTGAATGTAAACCAACCCTTCTGTGCCGTAACCCGTATCAAACTCAACGGATTTATCTCCCGTAAATAATGGAATAGGCAAGTTCATTGCAGAGCCACTAGCTCTAAAATCTATTGCAGTTAATGTTGCTGCATTTGGCCCAACACTAGCTCCAACTGTATTTTGAAATCTAACAGATAAATCATAAATACGAGTTGTTTTAGTTTGTGTAGTTTCTGTATAACCTTCATCTAATCTCATTGTTTGTAAATCAGATGAATATAGTAAACCAACTTTAGCTTGTTCAGTTGCAGTTGCTAATGTTATAGCTCCGTTTGATACTGTTTTGGAAGTTTGCGTTGAGCCTTCGCCAATAATATCTACTACTTCGCCTTCTAAATGATTTAAACCAGATAAACTTGTAGTGTCTCCACCTACATAACTTAATCCACTATCCAGGTAATGAAACGCAGTTAAATCTTCGTTAAAATCAAATGGTGTAAAATATTCTACATAACGTCTTACAGCTCCGTTTATCCAACGCTGCACTATTAACCAAACTTGATCTTCATCTTCATCGCCATCAATTACTGCAACACTTTCTACTTTAGCATGAGTTAAAATATTATCAGTTTGTTCTGATGTATGAGCTGAAGTTAAATCAACAACAGTTGTTAAAGTTTTATTAGAATAAAGTTTAAATTGGTTATTATCTATTTTTTCAATATAATATTTTACATTTTCAGATAATCCACCAATAGATGTACCCGTGTTATCATAATAAAATATATCGCCAGTAGTAAATCCATGAGACGCTGAATAGATAAAATTAGATGATATGTTTACACCTTGATAAATATATTGAGTGGTATTTGAACTTGGAGCAGATGTTAAAGATATAGCTGTTCCCGCAGTAGCGTTAGCTGCTGTGGTTGCTAATTTAATTGTGTTACTGTCTGATGCGATTGTATAGTAAAGTGTAGAGTTGTCTAATCCACCAATAATATTTGATGCTGCGTAATAATAAACTGGATCTCCAGTAGATAATCCGTGTGATGATAAAGTAATAGTGTTGTTAGTTGTGTTAACTATTGTTGAATTAGATGTAAAAGAAATTTGTTGTTGTATAATATTTTTAGTTGTGTCTGATTTACCACCGATAACGTGTCTGTGCCACGCTACGACATTCTCTAATCTATTGTAAGTTAAACCAGATAATACTCCATCTGTTCTTGCAGCCCATACAACAGAATATGGCTCTTGTTGGTAATCCATTTGAACCACTCCACTATCTGTGATATGATCCGCCAAAATTGTTAAGTCTGGTGCAACATAACCATCAGTATCAAAGTTATAAGCAAGCTCTCTAATTTTTCTTTTTGCACGTTGTAAAAATATAGTTGCGTTTCCAATTGATAAAGCATCAACACCCGCTGAACCATAGTTAGATTGTTTTCTAATATTAATATTGGATGGTGTGATTGCATCTTGCGATGTACCAGATGATACTGCGTATTCGCCACCCGTTGTCATACAAATTAAAGTTCTTGTAGCTTTTAAAGATTTAATTGCATTAACCTGGTTAGACGCAATTGTATAAATCATTGCATCATCTGCGTTAGTACCAGCTGTCATGTTTTCATAATCTCCAGATTTAGAAAAAAACATAGTTTGTGGTTGATCGGATGTTGCAGCAAATACTAATCGTTGTTCAAAGAAAGAAACACACGATGGATGACCCGTGGTATCTGAAAACGAACCAAGTTGAAAAGAAGCAGTTGCATCGGTGTTAGTAAACGCATCTGTTATGGTGCAAACTACAACTGTTGTATTTGTTCTAGCAGTAATTTTTGCTTCGCCACCATTAAATTTTATTATTCTACCAACGTCTGTTGTTTGCCAGCCATTACCCCCATTAATACCGGTAGTCGCTGAAGCTGTTATATTTACTCCAGTTCCAGTTGCAGATTGAGCTGGTGTTAAAGTAGTTGTTGTAGTGTTAGCATCTAAATATGGCCCCTTGGTTCCAAAATCTACTTCATCTAAACTCCAAGACGTATGCCCCGTTCTTGAAAGTTTCATAACTTCGTGTGAATTGTGGCATAGATACATTACATCTGCCGATTGCGCAAATTTAATATCAAATAGTTGTGCAGTAGTATATTCAGTTGTTATTTGAAAAATTTTGTTAGCAACACCGCCAGATGAGTAAGCTGTAAAAGCAGATGAGTTAATATCTGTACCATCAACATTTTGTAATTCAAAAGTGTTAGTAGTTTTGTCAGCAACTTTAAATGTTTTACCATTTACTTCTGTCATTCCTACAACACCAGAAATATTAACAAAATCTCCGTTTGAATAACCATGTGAACTAGAAGTAACAACAGCTGGATTTGCAGCAGTAATTCCACTAATAGTTTTATCGCCTTCAGTTATTTGGCCATCGTCTTTAAAAAATCTAATATATTGATTACCAAATTCTAAAACGTAAGTTTGTTCAGTAGAAAAAGTAAATGGAATTAATCTAGTAGAATTAGCAGATGTTTTAATTTCAGAAACAAAATAAGTACCTGGTCGTCTGGTTACGGGGCCATGTGGCAATACAACAAAATTTTCAATGTTACTAGCTCCGTTAAAGTATTTGGCGAAGTCAGTACGACCCTCCATAGATGATGAAAGCTCCCCAGCCGTAAAGCTCGGTATGCTTAAAAGTTGTTTAGGCATATTTAGTATCTACTGTTTATGAAATCTTCTGTTATTATTTGATCTGTATTTCCTAGTGTTGGATCTGTATTATATCCTTCGCTAGCGTCTGTATGTCTTGCTTCTGATAATTTTAAACCATATTTTTCTGTCATAAGTTTTGCAACTTGTAGATTAGAAGTAATAGCGTAAGCAATATCTGAAGCTAAACCCGCAGATATAGTTTCTCTTAATAAAACATCTAATTCATTGACATCGGTAATTTGTGCTGAATAAATTAAAAAAACTGCACTTTCGTTTATTAATAATTTTCTTCCTTCAATTTTATAATCTGCATCGTAATCTTTAATTTGTAGTACACGCAAACAATCTGAAGGTAATGTATATTGAAAACTAAAACCCCAGGCTGGAGTAGCACTATCTTGCGCTAATTGAACTCTTTTAATTAAACAATTCCAGGGATGAGATCTATAAACAGCGTCTCTAACTGTTTCATATCTCTCATTACACAATCTAGCGTTTTTAGAATTTTCTGTAAGAGCTGTAATTGATCCAGCTCCTAATTGATTAAGAGCTGAATTACAAATTTGAATTACTGATGCCATCTATTTTTTCTTTGCTGTTTTTGCAGAACGTCTAAAGTTTGCTGCTGTTGGTGCGCCTTTGGATCCTACTTTTCTCATTTTTTCTCCAGAACCCGCTGCTATTCTTTTACGTTTTGCGTGAATGTTTGCGTATAAACCTTTTTTAGCCATTATGCTCTCCTTTTATTTCTTTTAGCTGCTGTAATAATATCGCCTCTGGTAATTTTATTTTTATTACCATACATCGCTGCTAAATTTTTATTTTTGGGTTTAGGTTTAGTCTTTGTTACTTTTGCCATTTTCTTCCTTTTTGGTTATGTATTTACGTCTTAACTTTCTTGGTGTAACCAAAGCAAATATTTCTGCTTCAGTTAATTCTTGCTTCGTATCAAAACCATAATGGTTTTTATTGTCGTGTTTAAATCGATCAACTAAAACATATCTGTAAATATGATTGCCACTCTTAAAGTGTAATACAAGTTTTGGTTTATCGATCTTCTTCGTCATGCACTCTAGGCGGGATCCACTCTCGCTTCCCCCGCCTAAAATTTTATTGTATTAATTTACAACGTATGAAATGTTCCAAGACATAGTTCCAGCAGTTTGACCATCAGCAGCCATTGTAGCCGCTACATAGTAATATCCGCCAGGATCAGAGCTGTCTCCAGCTAATTCCCACATCTTTTTTCCAGCTGTATCTATATTAGCAGCTTCAAAACGAACATCCGCCATTGCAGCAGCATCAGCTACTGTACTTGCGAATACATCTTCGTCTTTAACTACGCCAGCTGAAGTGTATATTCCTACATTGAAAGTACACGAACCGCCAAGTGTGTCTGAACCAATGAATAAACTTGGTACAGCAGCATTACTTGGGATTGGTGCTAACATAACAATATCGTTATCGTCACTATCGCCAGATGCTAATTCTACTGTTCCATGAGCTGTTCTTAGAACACCATGTAATTCAGCAGAGTTGTTAGCAACTGAAGGAGACGCTTCGAAATTTGCTACTAAGTCAGTATTTTTAGTTCCCATATTTCTATCCTCCTATTATGCTTCGTGACAAGGAATTTGAACAACTTTCTTTTCTTCCATTCTTACAGCACCTAGTGACATACAATAGTACACTTGTGTTGAGTAAGACTTGTCAGCTCTTTCAGAGATTTTTGCAGATATATCTTTTCCCATGCCAAGTTTAATAGCATCTTCAGTATAAGCAAAAACTAATCTGTCAGAAGTATTAGTTGCATCCTTGTTCAGTCTTGTTGACATTATAAACTCAAATCCCAAAAAGGAATTTACTTCGCCAGTACTTAAAGCACGAACTGTATTAAAGTCAGCACTTGTAACTGAAGTAGTTCCTAATAGATCTGATATTTGTTGTGGCCCGCAAACGATAAATCTTTTCAATGAAGGATCTACATCGTTATCATCCATGATTTTCTTCGCAGACAAAAGTTTAGCAATAGTCAAACCATCTGATTGGTCTGAAGTTGCTGTTTTTTGCGTTGAAGGTAATGCAGTAGATGTACCACCAGCTACACCAGTTGATGCAGACGCATTCATCGCTGTAATAATTACATCGTCAATACTTCTGTTCATAGCTGCTGCCGCTGCTTTTGCGTAAGAACTTGTTGGATCTATAAGCATTCTAACCTTATCGACATCGTCAACAAGATCAGCCCACTCGTAATCAGCCAAGCTCAATCTTCTTCTGCTGTGAGGCGTATCTATTTGTGGTGTATCGCCATGTCTGCTCGTTCTTATTTGAGCAGCTGTAACTCCGACTTGGTCGAAGAAAGCGTTTTTACCATTAATAGTTTCCACATCAACAGAACCTCTTAATTTACTTCCCATTTGTTGAGAAAGCATAGTTACATTTGAACTATACTGCTCTACAAAAGAAGTAGTAATTTGAATAGACATACTATTCTCCTTTTTTCTTGGTTTATGTTAATGTTAAACGGCTGATTATCCTTGCGGGTCGAAACCTAGGTTTTACATCTTGTAGATGTTAGTCTTTTCCTAATGTCAACTAGGGTCTTGCGATTATCCTAATATTTTGAGCTATACTTGATTTTTCTTTTCTCGTAAAGCCAAAACTTCTGCTACTGCCGCTTGATGGTTAGGATGATGTTTATCCCAATAAGCTGAACCTGGCATTGTCAACTCTCCAATATCTTTTTCTATTTGCTCTGGAGTTTGAAAAACTGGCCCAGATGATTGAGTAATTGTATCCTCTCCCATCTTGCTTGCTAACTCTGCAAATGCTTTTATCATAACTGGATGATCTCCAAGTTTGGTTCCATCTGCCATGTTAGCGTTAAACAATTCTGTTGCGCCAACTGATTTAGCAAGATTAGCAGCTTGTGTTACTTTTTGATCGAATGCTTGACCCCACTCTTTTTTAAGTTCAGTAGAGCTAGCTTCTCTCGCTGCTGTTGCTTTTGTATCTAGTTCTTGCATTGCAGCACTTGTCATTTCATTATAAAATTTTACCATGCCATTCGCCTGGCCAGGAAGTAATCCTAACTTATGCGCTTGACTTGAAAAACTTTTTAACGCTTCAGCATCTATTTGCTGATCTTCTGGTAAATCAAATTTATAACCATCAGCGTCTGCGGGTCTGCCTAATTTTTCGTAAACGGCATCCCAATCTTGTTCTGTTGCATATTTATTAGGTACTGGAATTTTATCCGAGCCAACTAATTTTTGTGCATGAACATAAGATTTTGCTAAACCTTCTATATCTTTAATATTTTCTAAAGATTTATCTGCTCTTATTTCTTCCGACAAATTGGCTTTCCAATCTGTACTTACTGTTTCTGGTGTTACTGGTGTTTCCGCAGACAACGTACTTGGTTGTTCCGTTGCTACCTGGTTTGTTTCACTACTCATTTTTCCTCCGTTGGTTTTTTGTTGAGCATATTATTAATAAACAAGATTACAGATCTTGTTCCTTCTAAAAATGCGCTTTCATGGCTATCGCCTTTTATGTGAGACGTAGAATAAAAACTGCATCTTTTTTTTAGATCCTCTAATACTTCTTTACCCGTATCGGAACTAAAAGTTTGTTTGTAAGCAAGTTCTAATTGCTTCAAATCTTTACTATTCATTTGCTACCTTTAAAGCTGGAGCTATCTTACCAGCTGTTTCTGCAACTTGCTGCGCTTGTTGTAATTGCATTTGTTCCATTTCAGCTTGTTGCTTTTGTTGTTGTTTTTGTTGTACTTCTGCTTTTGATCTCATAATTTTAGCTGGTAATCCTAAAACTTCCTGGATGTGATTAACTAAACCATCAATATCTATATAATCAAAAACGGGAGCTATATTTTGCATAGATCCAAATATTTCTATTCCACGCATAACTGATGACAGCTCCTGGCTCTTTTGAGCTTTGGCTAATGGAGATACATATTCTATTTCTACATCTTGATCGCCAAGTTCTTCTGGTATTGGTGGAAGTTTATTATTTTTTAATAATAAATTAAAAGATCTTGTAATTAATGGCTGTAATAATTCAGATTGTAATCTACCTAACACGGGGCCAAGTAATCTCATCTTTTCTTCTGTTCTTTGCATAACCTCTGTTGCTGTCATGTTTTGATTACCCGTAGTCATTAACTGGTCAACAAAAAAGTTTTCTCTAATAGCTTTTCTTCTTTGTTCTTCCATTTGTAAACCTAGTGGATTGTTTGAACCTATATTTAATGGTTCAATTCTTTCTCTAGTTCCAGATCTGTAAAAATTTAATCCACCAGGTACAGTTCTTACTGGTAAAATAAATCCGTCATCAGGAACCATTAAAGGTGGATCAATTTGTTTTTGAGCTGCCTTGATAGTTGTTTTAGACATTGTGTTTAACATCTTGGTATCTGGCAAAGCATTCATTGCTGGAGATCTACCATACACTTCATTAGAAGAAGATTTTAAGTAACGTGGTACTACATAAGGAAACTCTTTAAATCCACTTTCTCTTAATAAAGTTCCAGATTTTTCGTGAACATGACAAGAAACAAAATCCATATTTTTATTATTTTCATAACCCATAGGTGTTGCACTTGGATAAACTGAATGAATAATAACGCTTTCATCATACGGAGCTTTTTCAATATCAGCTAAAATAGATTTGTGTAAATCCGCATCTGGATACATTGCTGGTATATTTTTATTTTTTAAATGAAATCTTCTAGTTAAACTATCAACTAAACCTTTTTCATTTTCAGTAATGTATAGTTCTGAAATATGTAATGTTCTAAATCTTAAATCATCTTGAACATCGTCTGTAATAAACATAGCAGACGTACCAAATGCTAGCAGCTCATGGTATAATTCAAAAATTTCTTGTTGGAAGTTGGATCTTGAAAAGACTTGTTGCATAATCTTTGCGCAACTCTCTAACCATTCGTTAGCAGCATCATTGTCAGCTGCCATTTGGTTTCTAAATTTTAAAACAAACCATGGCGAAATAGTATTGGTTAACATCCCATTAAGAGACGCAGACAACAATTCTAATGCGTGTGTGGCGGTTCCATCAAAAATTTGGTCGTGGCGTTTATCGCCAGCTGTGTGCTTCTCTGTGATGTTTGCTTTTCTCGGTAAAAAATAATCTGCAATTTCTTGCCAATGATCTTCCCAGGTAACTCTTTGTGCTTTGAGAGTTTTATATCTCTCTATAACCATTTTTGCTTTTGGATCTTGTGCCATTTACCCTCCGAGTAAAGTTCTTTTAGATGTTGTTAATGCGTTATCGCCTAAACCTTTTGCGCCAGTTAATATTGTTGATGATCTGCCTTTACCTCTTGCCAATCCCATTGTTGATGTAGCTGCCGTAGATGTTGCTTGTGATACTTCAGCTTTTGTAGGTGCTGCGTAAGTTGGTGCGGGTGCTTGTGGTGCTGGTGCTGGTCTAAATACTTTTGCTACTGCTCCTCCCATATTATCCTCCTAATAAAGTTTTCTTTGTTGATGTTTCGTCATCTTCTAATCCAGAAGCAGACGTTAAAATTGTTGCAGATCTACCTACTCTAGCAGCTCTTAATTTTGCTTGCTTTGCTGCTGTCTCCGCAGCTCTATCCGCATCATCGTATTTTGGTGGTGCTGGTAATGGTTGCGGTGCGGGTATTGCTGGCATCGCTGGCATTTTTGGCATTAAAAAACTCATAACTTATTTCTCCTGGTGTATTGCGTAATCGTTCTCGGCTGTCTTTTGTTCAGCCATTTTTTGTCTTGGTAATTCCGATAAAGAGATAGCCATGTATCTTGCAGCATCGCAAGCGTGTGAGCTAAAATCCTTAACGGGTTTTGCACTAAAAATTCTCATCTTGTCGTTAAACTTTCGATGATGATGTCTTAATGCAGCTATTAATGGTTTGGTAGCATCTGCATCAAACCAACATTTAGGTAACACCATTTTTAAATTGTGTATGCCATCTTCTAATGGCAGTTTTGGCAGTACCCTAAATCTTATTCCTAATTGGTAAGCAATCTCTCGTCTTGTCTTACCATTACTAAATTCTGTAACTTCAATGTCATGTGGCGCATAGTGTTCGCCATAAACATAATCTTTATCTTTTATAAATTGAACATAATGCGGCAAGCCTTCTTTGTTGTTTTCATAATAATCAATAATCATTATTTGATTACCAACTTGTTGAAAAAAAACTATGGCCGTATTATCTCCATAACCTAGATCCCAGGCGGTGTTAACTAATAAACTTGGATCGTATGCAATCCTGGTTATCTGTTTGTTATCTTCTATTTTTTGAATTATGTTTCCATAAATACTTCCCGTTACATTTGCTATCCAATCGCATTCAAACTCTTGGAGAAATTTACTTTCCCCCATCTGTGCTTTGGCAGCGTTTAATTCCTCTTGATCTATTAAATTAGTTTCACTTGCCTTTGCTGTATAAGCTAACCACTTTGGATCTCCTAAAGCATATTGGTATAACTCATAAAATATATTAGACATTCCAGCGGGTGTAGAAATAAAATAACAAAAGCCTTGTCTGTCAGACAAAGCGGGTCTAATTATTTCGTGCCAAAGTATTGGGTTCATTTGGCTACACTCGTCTATGCAAACTCCGTCTGCATATATTCCTCTAATTTTATCTGGATCCTCACTTGATAGCAGAGTAATCCTTGCACCATTTGGCAGATCGCATCTTAATTCTGTTTCGTTAAATGTAGTACCAGGAATACAACCAGCGTATTGCTTTAGATAATCCCAGCAAACCCTTTTAATCGAAACGAATGTTGGCCCAATCAGATAATACCTTGGGTTTTTTTTATCATTGGTTAGAGCTTTTCTAATTAAATGTAAGATAACCAAAATAGTTTTGCCAAATCTTCTATGG